TTCAAAATACATACTCCAAATTTGATGGAGAAGTTTTAGTAGCATCTAATTCTATTCCTAGTTGGGGTGAAGATGTAGATTTAAACGTTTATGATAAAATAAAATCTTTCTCAGGAAGAGCTAATGGAGAAATCATCACTTTTGATGGAACTGATGACCATGGATTCTATACTGGTAATGGTGTTTATTATGAGGCAGGAAATATTGTAACTACTACTCTCATTTATCAGAGAACTCTTACTTCTACTTCCATCAGTAAGTTTGATAATATGGATCAAGGGGTCTACTATGTTTATAGAGTAGATGCTACTAGTATTAAGCTTTCTAGAAGCAGATCAGATCTATATGAACAAAAGTATATTACTCCTTCTGGGGACGTAGTTAATAATAAATTTATCTATTATCCTTATTATCAAAAATCAATATCTCCTCAAAGTCTTTATAGAAAAGTTATTGATCCTCTTAAAAAGGATGATTCTTATGAGACTTATACTGGACATACCGGAATTTTACTTAATGGCGTAGAAATCATTAATTATAAATCTGGAGATCAAATAATTTATGGTGATGTAAAAAATGTGGATATTATAGATGGTGGAAGTGGATATGATATAATTAATCCTCCTCTTTTCCATGTTTCTGATGTTGTTGGAACTGGTCTTACTGGAATATCTGCAGTTGAAGGTAGTTTAGAAGAGATCAAAGTAGTAGATAAAGGATTTGATTATATTGATGCTCCTATAGTTACTATTAGCGGAGGAAATCCTATACAGACTGCTTCTGCAGAAGCTATTATAACTGATATTGTTCATACAGTTTCTTTTAATGCAGAAAGAGCAGGTGGTAATATAGCGGTTTCTACAGATGGTGGATTATCTGGTATTGGTACTACTTCTGCATCTATAGGTTTCTCCACTTATCATAAGTTTGCTCCTTCTGAAAAAATCATTTATAAGACAAATGGGGGGGACGCTCTTGTAGGTCTAGTTACTAATTCTGCTTATTTTGTACAAGTTGTTAATGATTCTAAGATTAAACTTCATGGTAGTTATAGCGACGCTGTTGTGGGCGTTAATACTATAGAATTTACAAATTATGGAACAGGCATACAAAATATTCAATCTGCAAATAAAAAGAATATAGTAACCAATATAGTTGTAACTGATTCTGGTTCTGGATATCAAAATAAGAAGAGAGAGATTGTTGTTAGTGGAATTAATACTGCTAGTAATTTAATTAAGATCACTAATCACGGATATGAAACTGGGGAAACTATCAGATATAGTTATGAAGGAGGGTCTAATACGTTATCTGGACTTTCTACTACTACTGATTATTATGTTTCTAAGTTAGATGATGATAATTTTAGACTATGTTTAGTAGGAAGTGGTAGTACAATAAATTATTATTTAAATAATAAAATCTACGTTTCTTTAGGTTCTACTGGAACAGGATCTTTTAATTATAAACCTATTACTGTTACTATTGATGGTAATATTGGTATTGCTACTTTAACAGGCCAAGATTTTAGAGCTAAGATTCAGCCAAGATTTAGAGGCCAAATTAACTCTATTGATTTAACTAATAATGGAACTGGATATGGTTCTTCTGAAATTTTTAATTTGGATAGACAACCAGAAATTGATTTCTATAGTGGAAATAGTGCTTTAGTAAGTCCGGTTATTAGTAATGGTAAAATTGTTGATATAGTTATTACTTCTAACGGTAGTCAGTATAATTCACCTCCAAATCTTGTACTTAGTGGGGTGGGATCTTTTGCTAGATTAACTCCTATTATTAATAATGGGCAACTTATAGAAATTAAGATAATTAACGGTGGTATAGGATATGAAGAGGGTAAATCTTCTATTAAAGTTGAAGCAGCAGGTAAAAATGCCGTTACTGATGTAGATATTAGAAGATGGAATATTAATACTTTTGAAAGAGATTTTAATAATATTTCAGCGGATGATACATTCTTAAGTAATAATATTTCAAATACTTCTTTGCAGTATGGATACGTATATGTTCCTCGTTATTTGAGAGAAAATATATACGGAATAACTGAAGGAAAAGTTTTATATGGAAATCCAGATTTAAGAAGAGATGTTGTTACTGGAGAAGAAGAAGATAGTAAATATCATTCTCCCATTATTGGATGGGCATATGATGGAAATCCCATTTATGGTCCTTATGGTTATGCCACTCCTAGTGGTGGTTCTATTACCAGAATGCAATCTGGGTATCAATTACAAGTTAATCCCACCAATAGACCTGATGTAGGATTATACAAGGAAGGATTTTTCACAGAAGATTATAGTTTCGAGGATGAAGGACATTTGGACGTCCATAATGGAAGATTTTGTGTAACTCCTGATTATCCTAATGGTGTTTATGCATATTTTGCTACTATTGATGCTGTTAATAGTGGAATTTCACCATTTGCTAAATCTAGACCTCCTGTTTTCCCATATTTCATTGGACAAAGTTATCATTCTGAACCTATTGATTTTAATTTCACAAATTCTTCTAATCAACAAGAATATGATATAGTAAGCCATACTTGGTTAAGGAATACATCTCCTTATAATCTAGATGCATCTAAGAGTGGATATGATTATATTTTTAATTCTAATAGTTTAAAACAACAAACTCTTAATGTTGAAGCAGCAACTGTTGGAAATGTAGAATCAGTAAAAATTATTAGTGGTGGAGATAATTATCAAGTTAAAGATAAAATTTTCTTTGATAATGGTGGAACTGCTGGAAGTGGAGCAAGAGCAAAAGTTGAGAAAATTGGTGGAAAGAAAATTATAACTGTTACTACTAATACGTCAGAGATTACTGATGTGGAGTTTGGTAGTAATAGTTTTGATCAATTAATTGGTTTTTGTACTACCCCACACCCCCTCAGTGATGAAGATGCAGTAAACATTACAGGCCTTTCTACTCATTATCCAGTAAGTAGTGGGGAATTTGAGGTTGGAGTAAGATCTGATAATTTTATATTGAATTTGGGGATAGGTGATACATCCACTACTGGTATAGTTACTTATTTCTATGTTGGAGGTAATTTACATTATCCACATATTAGACCTAATGATATTCTAGGAATAGGAACTGAAAAGGTTAAGGTTTTAAATATTGATAAAAAGAGTGAAAGAATTAGAGTTCTTAGAGAAGTTGAGGGGACAAAAACTTCTGGAATTGCTTATACTAGCAGTAGAGCATTATTTGAAATTCCTAGGAAGTTTAGGATTGATGTAGGACTTTCTAAAACTACTAAATCTTTCAATGTAAATGAGGAATTCTATTTCTATCCTCCAGAAACGGTTGGACTAGGAACAGTTACTCCTACTGGAGCTGGAACCACCATTGTTTTTGGAAATCCAGGAGTTGGAGTTGCTTCTATATTCCTTGAGCCACGATCTCTCCGTCTCCCAGATCATAGATTAAAACTCAATGATAAAGTTACTTATAATGTTAATAAATTGAATAATGGAGATGTTGCAACTGCTATTTCTGCTTGGAATGGAATTACAACTACTACTCCCGGTCCTCATTATGCACCTTTAACAGATCATGCAACTCTTTATGTTGCTCCTCTTACTAGGGATACTATTGGATTGGCTACTAATCCTGTTGGATTAGCATCTACTGGTGGTGGATATGCTGGTATTGGTACAGATCTTGGATTATTATACTTCACATCAGTAGGAACAGGCAATTATCATAGTCTGAAGACTTCTTTTGATGATGTCTTAACTGCTCAAGTAAGTATTAGCACTGTTACTGTTGCCGTATCTACTGCTCATGGATTGTCTAAAGGAGATACTGTCTTTATAGATTTAAATCCCAAAAATACTAAAACAATAGATGTTAGATATGATGATTATAATAGAAGAATGGTATTTGACCCCACAAGTTTTTCTACTGGAGATGTAGATATTGCTCAAAATACTATTACTCTAAGTGATCATGGATTTAATACTGGGGATAAGGTAATCTATAAGTCAGATTCTCCCATGACTAACCTTCAGCATGAGGGAATGTATTTTGTTATAGTAGATTCTCCAGATAAAATTAAATTAGCTAATTTAGAAATCGATGTAACCAATGGAGTTCCTATTAATATATCTGGAGCATCTGCTGGAATTATATGTAGAATTAATCCTTTAATTGAAATTAGTAAAAATCAAACTTTAAAATTTGATTTATCACATTCAACTTTAGCTTTTATTCAAAATAGTGTTACATATTCTGCTTTTGATTTAAATCTTTATAGTGATAGTAGGTATAGTAGTCAATTCTGGACTTCTAAATCTACATCAGCATTTGAAGTTACCAAGAGTGGAAATCCGGGAATAACCACTACTGCTAATTTGACTTTAGAATTTAAAGATAATGTTCCTGATAATCTATGGTATAAATTCTCTTTACAGAATCCCGATATTATTCCCAATATCAAAAGTGAAATGATCATTGATAGGGAAGCATATGGTTATACTAAAATTAATGCAGTAAAGACTCTCTATGATGGACAACAGAATGTTGTAGGAGTTGGAACTACTACATTTACCTATAATCTTAAGAGACCTCCTCTCAAATCAGGATATGGTTCTACTGATTCTTCTCCAACCTATGAGACTACTTCTCTTACATCTAATGGGACTATTAAGAAAGTAAAAGTTACTAATACTGGATTTTCTTATAAAAATTTACCAGGAATTGCTAGTATCACTAGTACTTTAGGTGCAGGAGCTCTTTTAGAAGCAGAAAGTAAGAATGTAGGATCTATCTTGGCAACTGAATGGGATGCTAATGGAATTGGATGGGCATATCCTTCTGATCAAACTTTAAGAGGAGTTGCAAATCTTCCAGAAATTTTAAAGGTAGAACCATTATCTTCCTTTAAGAGTATTGGTATTACTTCTGCAGGTAAAGATTATCTAGTAGCACCAGATTTGATTGTTATTGATGGATATACTAAAGAAGTCCTTACTGAGGCGGATATAGAATATGAATTAGGTGATAATCAAGTTAATATTTTATATAACCCCACAGGAATCTATAATACCCCTCCTACCATCTTACCCATTAATAATTCTAATGGAGTTGGAATTACTTCACTTTCTTATACTGATGCTACTAAGACAGTAAGACTGTATCTTAATGCTTCATTTAGTGATGCTGAAGATTTTCATTATAAAGTAGGTGAGCCTATTTTAGTTGAAAATGTTAATGTTGGGGTGGCTACACTTGGAAAGGGTTATGACTCTGCTGGTTATAATTACGTTCTTTTTGACGTCACTGCAGTTGACTCTCAGTTGGGTGGAAGTGGTGCTTGGGTGGAATATAGTCTAGAAGATCATCTAGGGTCTGGAGAGGTTCCTGGAGCAGTTTTATCACAGACTTCTTATGCTAGAGTAATATCTAAGAATCAATTCCCAATCTTTAATCCAGTATTGAAGAGAAATAATTTTGCAATTGGGGAAAATGTAACTAATGGTGAAACTATTGGTGTTGTAGAGTCTTGGAATAACAAAACTGAGTTTTTAAAAGTTTCAGTTAGCAAAGAATATAGTGTTGGTGAGACAGTTAAAGGATTAAGTTCCAATACTCAAGGACTAATTGGAAATAAAATTAATTTCAATTCTACTATTAAAACTGGAGCTGGTGCAACTATAATCGATGGATGGCAAAAGATTACTGGATTCTTGAATAATAGTATGCAGAAGTTGCCTGATAATCAATATTATCAAAACTTCTCTTATTCACTTAGTTCTAAAGTTCCTTTCGAAACTTGGGATGATCCTGTAAGTATTCTTAATCATACATCTGGGTTTGAAAAATTTGCTGATTTACAAGTTATAAGCGAACAAGAAAATCCATTTCAACTAGTTGCAGGAGCTGATGACAGTAATATTGAGGTTGTGGTTGATGTTATTAGTGAAGGTTCTTTAAATTGTGAATATAATTTTGACTATGTTAGTGAAGGTACTGTTTATATAAATGGATCTTTTTTCTCTACTGATATTAGATTTGAAAATAGAATTATAAGTGATTATTATGAATCTGTTGGAAATAGAGTTCTTACTATAGATGATTTTAGTTCCTCCTTTAATAGTAATGAAGGAACTAGTAAGTATGGAAAAGTAGGAGCAGGTAATTCAAACTATACTTATAGTAAGATAATAACTTATGTGAAGGATAGAAGTTATACTGATGAACGACAATTTGCAGTTGTAGGTGTTGTTCAAAATGAAGCATTAGGTTATGTTGCCCAATACGCAACTATTGAGTCTGTTGATGATCTGGGATATTACAGTTATCTCAACACCTCTACTGGTTGGGATTTAACTTTCTATCCCAATAATTATGAGACTAGAACTTATGATATGTCTACTCTCAATTTCAGTATTCTAAACAATTATAGTGGAGTTACTACTACTGCTCAATTGGGCGATGTTGTTAATATTAATAGTGGAGTATCAACAGTTGCTGCTGGTGTTACAGGCACCCTTGTTTCTATATCTAACACTTATAGGGCTGCAAAAGTCTTAGCAATGGTTCAGGATAGCAGTAATAATTATACTGCACAAGAATTCAATATGATTCATGATGATTCAGTTGTATTCTTACAGGAATATGGAAATATTGATAATGTAGATAGCACAGTCTTTACTGGATTTGGAACATTTAATGCTTATTTGGATGCATCAAATCTCAAATTAGATTTCATCTCATCTTATGATTCACAAGTAACATGTAATGCATCTATTGTTGCTATTGCAGATACAGCAACTGGAATTGGTACTTATTCTCTTACTGCTTCTAGATTAAGTTCAGATTATGTTGCTATAGCAGCAACAACCATTTTAGCAGCAACTACAGTTGCTACTTTTGATACTCCTTATGATGCCGGATATTATGTTGTTTCTGTGAAGGATACTACTAATGATCTTTATGAATTATTAGAAATAGGATGCATTAAACAAGGAACTGATCAAGAAGCATTACTTGTAGAATATGGCAATGTGGGAACTGGGGGAAGTATAGGTAAAATTGGAATTTCTGCTTCTGGAAGTACTGCGCTTAATATCACTTATACTCCTAATACTTCTACTGCTGTTCAGGTGAGAGCATTTGGTGCTGATATGCAGGTTTATAATGATAATAGCAATGATTCAGCAATGCCTGCAGATAATATTGTTATTCATTCCAACTATGGATCTTATAGTGGAACTAAATTAAATCTTCAAACTCAGTTTGCTCTTAATCATGATGGAAATGCAATCTTTAAGAGGATATTTGATGG